GAAGAGGCTAAAAAGCGTGGATGGGTAGGCATATCTGACGAGATGGAAATGCCAAAACAGGAACCCAAATAAAGTTGGTTATGTTTGAGCGAATTGGTGGATTTCTTGATAGTTGCCTTGCAGTTGGATTGCTATTGCTGTTTGTATTGCCAGTAATGGCAATTGGCGCAGTAGTGGTGTTTATTCAACAGGTTTTTGTCAAGGTACTTGGAAAAGAAAAACCCCCCGAGGGTTAGTCGGGGGGCCTGACTTTGAAGTAATGCAATTGCCTTACTCGTCTTCTACCTCTTCAGTTGCATCACGTGCTTCAACAGCAGCCAATAACTTGTTGTACAGATCGCTCAAACCAGAAGCAATTTCCTGCTCACCAAGCCACTCAAGCAGCTCATCATATTCAAATTCGGTCAAATCAACGCTTACAAAGATCTCATCCATGATTCACCCTTTCAGATTGCAGCACCACGAAAAAAAGCCGTTCCCTCGATTACTTCGCACAACTCAGGTGGAAGCAATCTGCCAGTATTATCGTAGCTTAAGATTGCAAATCCACTACACCATGGAAGGGGATTATCTTCTGTGTAATCAAAGGCTTGCGACTTTGGATCAGCAAGCATCCCTGTAGATACACCGTATCTACGTCCCCGATAATCGCCCCACGGCCTTACTTCTAACAGATGCGTATGACCCGTTACAGAACTTATGCCCGACTTCAAAACATTGTTATAACCGCTATGGATTCCCGAATGTTGCATTCTATGTTTTATCATTGTGTTGCTATTAACCATGACCGACCAGCTAACGGTCCACTCAGGTATGTGGTCTGATAGTTTAGTGCCGCTGATGTCGCGGTATTCAGGAACTACACCCGCCAACCTTTTATCAAATCTTATATCATGGTTACCAATTGTTCTATGAAGTATTGTTCCAAGCCCCTTGCAAGCTTTATGAATCTGGTCCATATGCCATTGGACGCTTTCCAACTCTTGCTTCAAGGTGGGCTTGGCTTGCCAGCCTTCCGGCCCGTACTTGCTTATCTGACCGCCATCCAATATGTCACCATTCGCAATAACGATCTGTGGTCTTACCTTTTTTATAACTTTAATTAAAGCATTGAAAGCAGTGGACGTTTCATTAGGCATGAAATGCGCATCAGAAAACACAACGACCGATCCCGTAACATCTGCAATAGAACGGATTTTGTTCTCTGAATGCATAATGTGTCGGTTAAAACGCTGGTCATTGTGGGCGTGCAGGGTTATGTTTAGTTTGGACTCTAGCAAGCTGCGCCGGTGCATGACCGTTCGTTCAGTCAAGCCGAGTCTCCGAGATACAAGGATTGCAGAACCTAGCTCATTCCAAGCTTCGATGAAATCTTCGTCGCTGACTATTTGCTTAGGCATGACCGCTCCAACATGTAGAGACTGGCGGTTTATACCATAACTATTTAACAAATCAAGGACATATATATTATGGCAATGAGTGCAGCACAGTTACAAAAACAAGCTCGTATTAACCGAGGCGAAGCATGTCTCAAATACATGCAAGGTCGGGCCACGCCAGTCACGCTCAAAGAACTAGCAGACAAGCTGAAGATGACCCCCCGATCAATTAAAAATTCAATTACCCCATTGCTCGATGAAGGCAAAATCACCCGTAAGAGGATTCAACGACAATCAGCAATCTCAAAGAAAATAGGGGCGGCGTATGCCTATAGCGCTGTGGACTTGAAACCTAGATCTGAGAAAAAACCCAAATTCAAATTCCACGACCCATTTAATATAGGGGCGCACCATGCAACCTGACACACGAGTACGTATCAAGAGCACGAAGGAAATAGGCTACGTTGTTAAAGAAGATGAAGATGGGATGCTGTGTATACGCATACCCTCAGACAACAATTGGCCTTTCCCACACTACGCTTTCATCAACCGCAGAGATGTTGTGTTGGTGCGCGTAGCTAAGAAGCCCGATTTAAGTGATGTAGAAGAAGCACCTTTTTAGGAGAGTATATGAAGATAATAACTATTGATTTTGAAACTTTTTATAGCAAAGAGTTTTCCTTAAGTAAGCTGACCACTGAGGAATACATACGTAGCCCATTCTTTGAGGTGATTGGTGTTGCGGTAAAGGTGGACGATAACCAAACGGAGTGGGCAAGTGGCACGCATGAACAGATTAAGGGTTGGCTCGGACAGTTCGATTGGGAAAATAGTGCTGGCCTTGCCCATAACGCTATGTTTGATGGGGCCATTCTTAATTGGGTTTTTGATATACGCCCTAAGCTATGGCTTGACACTTTGTCTATGGCGAGGGCTTTGCACGGTGTGGAAGTGGGCGGCTCGCTAAAAGCCTTAGCAGAACGTTATAACCTAGGCATCAAAGGTACAGAAGTTATTAACGCATTAGGGATGCGCCGTACCGACTTCACTGAAGAAGGTCTGGAGACCTATGGCGACTACTGCATCAATGATGTTGATCTAACCTACAAACTTTTTGATAGGTTAATGATGGGTAAAAACTTTCCGCCGCACGAAATTAAACTCATTGATTTAACTTTACGTATGTTCATTGAACCTGTGCTCCGTCTGGATAAGGATTTGTTGGAGCAGCATTTGAAAGAGGTTCAAGAGCGTAAAGAAAAGCTGTTATCCGAAGCCGCAGCAAACCGTGATGATTTGATGAGTAACCCTAAGTTTGCGGACTTGTTGCGCTCAGTTGGAGTGGAGCCGCCTAAAAAGATTAGCCCTACCACAGGTAAAGAAACGTTGGCGTTAGCTAAGAGTGATGAAGATTTCAAAGCATTGCTTGAACACCCCGATGAGCGGGTGCAAGCTCTGGTCGCTGCACGGATCGGTACGAAGTCAACGCTAGAAGAAACACGCACTGAGCGATTTATAGGTATTGCTGAGCGCGGCAATATGCCTGTACCCCTCAAATACTACGCAGCGCACACCGGTAGATGGGGTGGGTCGGACAACTTAAACTTGCAAAACTTACCTAGTCGTGGGGCCAACGCAGGAAAGCTAAAGAAGTCTATTTTGCCACCTAAAGGTTATGTCATCATCGACTCGGACTCATCACAGATTGAGGCACGGGTGCTTGCATGGTTGGCCCAACAAGATGACTTGGTGCAGGCTTTCGCAAACAAGGAAGATGTTTATAAGAAGATGGCAAGTGCAATTTACGGCGTAGCTGAAGATCAGGTTACGAAAGATCAGCGGTTCGTAGGTAAGACCACAATCCTCGGTGCGGGTTACGGCATGGGTGCAGCAAAGTTCCAAGCCCAGTTAAAAACGATGGGGGTTGAAACGGAACTCGATGAGTGCCGTCGGATCATTGATATTTACCGTAAAACAAACCCACACATTGTTGGGCTTTGGCGTGAAGCACAGTTTGCACTTCACTTGATGGTAGATAATATCAATGGGACACTTGGCAAACCAGGAGTTTTGGAAATTATAGGCAAGCACAAAGCGATCAAACTACCCAGTAAGTTGATGATGCGGTATGATGAGTTATCTGCGGGAGATGGTGACGAGTTTACTTATAAAACTCGCAAAGGGCAGATCAAGATCTATGGTGGAAAAGTCATAGAGAATGTCTGTCAAGCCATAGCGAGATGTATCATCGGCGAGCAGATGACACGCATAGCAAAAGAATACCGTGTGGTGTTAACCGTCCACGACGCCATAGCTTGTATTGCCCCCGTCACAGAGCAGTACCGAGCGCGGGATTATGTGGAAGAATGTATGCGTTGGGTGCCTTATTGGGCGCAAGGTCTACCTATTAATTGTGAATCAGGGATTGGGGAAAGTTATGGTGATTGTTGAGCATAATGACTATATTTCAGAGTTGATAAAGGCTGAAAGCGCGTTGAAGGAAATGAAGCAAAACCTACTTGAAAATGACCTAATAAAAGCGTATGGTTATATCCTCATCACCCTTACAGCACTCAGACATGTTCGAGACAAAATCGTTGCACAAAACCCCCCAAACTCCGGCTTGGAGCTACAGCAGCATTAAGCTGTTTGAGCAATGCCCTAAGAAGTATTTTCATCTTAAGGTAGCCAAAGATGTTACTGAACCCCCTACTGAAGCTACGCTTTACGGGGGTAGGTTTCACCGAGCCGCAGAAGACTACATCAAAGAAGGTATTCCCCTGCCTGAGTATTTCAACTTTGCTAAAGAAGCTTTGGACAAACTCAATAGCATGGAAGGGGAGAAGCTGTGCGAATATCGCATGGGCCTTACCAGAGACTTTAAGCCTTGCACCTTTGGTAGTAGGAATGTTTGGTGGCGTGGGATTGTGGACTTGGCAATTCTTAACCGAGAACGCAACAAAGCCTTTATTGTTGACTATAAGACAGGGAAGTCTGCCCAATACGCAGACAAGGATCAGTTAGAGCTTATGGCGCTAGCAATCTTTAAACACTTTCCTGAGATCACGCAAGTCAAGGCAGGGTTACTTTTTGTGGTGTGTAATGCTTTCGTGAAGGACAAGTATGACCACGAAATGCAAGAAGGTGCATGGCAAAAATGGACGGGGCATTACGATAGGTTGCTAGAAGCCTATAACACTGGGGTGTGGAACCCAAAGACAAGTGGCTTGTGCCGCAAGCATTGCCCTGTGTTAAGTTGTACACACAATGGGAAGAACCACTAATGCCTTACGTTAACAAACCCCGCCCCTACAAAAAAGAGTATCAACAACAGCTTGCAAGGGGCGACATCCCTGCAAAGCTTGAACGTCAACGCGCTCGTCGCGCTATTGATAAAACTGGCATGGACAAAGATAGCGATGGTAAGGCTGATAGACGCGAAGGTAAAGATGTAGCCCACCGCAAAGCACTTAGTAACGGAGGTTCAAACAAAGACGGATATTTCATTCAAAACAGGGAAAAGAATAGGTCGTTTCGTAGAAATTCAAAAAGCGCACTTGTGTCAGAAACAAGTAAACGTGAGAAATAATTATGGAGAGTAAATGGAAATCATTGAAAATAAGGCGTTGCTATTACGCTTAAAAAACCCACAGGCTGTCACCGCACACATACCTGCTAGCCGCATCGTTGGTAAGCAAGACAACTCAACTCAAGTTCTAGTGAAGTGGGGGCTTGATGAAGCACAAGTGCTAGGCAATCTGAAGATCAAGAATGTACCCTCACCCATCCTGCGGGACTACGATTGGCGTGGGGTGTATAAACCCTTCGACCATCAAAAGACTACGTCATCCTTTTTGACGGTGCATAAACGTGCGTTTTGTTTGAATGAACAAGGCACGGGCAAAACCGGATCAGTTATTTGGGCCGCAGACTACCTTATGCGTATGGGGGCGATCAAACGGGTGCTTGTCATCTGCCCACTATCAATCATGGACTCGGCGTGGCGAGCAGATTTATTTAAGTTTGCTATGCACCGCAGTGTTGACATCGCCTATGGCTCGGCAGAAAAGCGCAAGGAGATCATTGAAAGCGATGCAGAATTTGTAATCATTAACTATGATGGAGTGAACATAGTAGAAGCTGAAATCGCTAAAGCTAAGTTTGATCTTATTGTTGTTGACGAAGCTAATGCTTATAAGAACATCAGCACTAAAAGATGGAGAACATTATACAAACTACTGAAACCTGAAACATGGTTATGGATGTTGACGGGAACCCCTGCGGCACAGTCCCCGCTTGATGCTTACGCGCTAGGTAAATTAGTTAACCCCGCAGGTGTACCAAAAATATTTGCTGCCTACAAAGACATGGTGATGTATCAATTATCACGGTACAGGTGGGAGCCAAAAGACAACGCAACCGACACGGTGTACCGAGTCCTGCAACCTGCCATCAGGTTCACAAAGAAAGAGTGCTTAGATCTGCCCGACATTGTGTATACCACAAGAACAATTGCGCTTACCCCGCAGCAAACTAAGTATTACGAAATACTAAGAAAGCAGATGGTTATCAGTGCAGCAGGAGAGGAAATCACCGCAGTCAACGCAGCCGTGGGCCTAAACAAACTGTTACAAATCTCATGTGGTGCAGCCTACACCGACTCTGGTGAAACGGTTGTTTTTGATATAAAAAATAGATACACAGTGTTACTTGAAGTTGTACAAGAAACAAGTAATAAAGTTCTACTGTTTGTACCGTTCAAACACACAATCGAAGTGTTGCGTGAGCGGCTTACCCAAGATGGTGTATCCGTTGAAGTTATTGACGGAGATGTATCGGTAGCCAACCGCACTAGAATTTTTAATGACTTTCAGACCACTGACAACTTAAAAATATTGATCGTACAGCCCCAAGCAGCCGCGCATGGTGTAACCTTGACTGCCGCTGACACGATTGTATGGTGGGGGCCAACCCCTTCGATGGAGATTTACGCACAGGCCAACGCCCGTGCACACAGGGCTGGACAAGTCAACAAAGTTACTGTAGTAAGATTGGTAGGTAGTAATGCAGAAAAGCACATATACCAACTTCTCGATAGTAAAGTTAACGCTCACACACAGCTTGTAGCGTTGTACAAAGAAGTGCTTGACAAAAACATCTGATGCCACTATATTAGTGGCACAACAACCAACGGAGAGTATGATGACTGAATCTGAGGATGGTATTTCCATCGATAAACTAGTCCGCATTTACATCAAGATGCGGGAAAAACGAGAAGAGCTGACGAGGACATACGACACCGAGTACGAGAAGCTCAGTGAAAAAATGCGCCTTGTAAAGAACGCACTGCTCGACCAAATGAAGTCGGCTAACGTAGAAAGCTTACGCACCTCTGAAGGTCTGGTTTACCGCACCATAAATAAGCGGTACTGGACTGACAATTGGGAAGCGTTTTACGGCTTCATCTTGGAGCATGAAATCCCGCATGTGCTGGAGAAGCGGGTTCATCAAACAAACCTTAAAGAGTTTTTAGAAGGTAACCCTGATCTGCTGCCACCAGGGTTGAATGTGGACAGCGAATATTCCGTAACCGTTCAACGTAATAGGAGAAGTTGATGGAAGTTGTTGAAGAGAAGTACATAACGATTGAGGATGTTGCAAAACATTACTCAGTATCGGTATCAACCGTCAGAGTGTGGATGAGGAATGACATCATCCCTACGTTAAAGGTTGCCAACGTTTATCGGTTTAAGCTGTCCGCAGTAGACGCAGCGTTAAAAGCGTACAGTGAAAACAAAGATAAGCAAGAACAGCAGAAAGATCCCCGTCAGTTGGAACTTGACCTTAACCCAGACAAAGACCTGTAAGGAGAAATAAATGTCTGAATTAGCATTGTTTAAAGGTGGACTCCCCGCATACCTCAAAAATATGCAAGACGAAACAACCGAAGCTTTGGCAGGTGGTAGCGGTGGTGCCAAGCGTATCTCTATCGAGGGCGGTGTGTTTCGTATGTTAGTTGGTGGTAAGGAAATCGCAGTTAACGAAGACCGCGCCATGAACGTCATCATCGTCAAAGCCGCACAGAACAACAGCCGTATTTTCTATTCAGGGACTTACGTAAAGGGGCAAGTTTCATCCCCCGACTGCTGGTCTAATGACGGTATTACACCTGATCCTAAAGCTAAAAATCGTCAGGCAGGCAGGTGTATGGATTGCCCACAAAATGCTAAAGGTTCAGGACAAGGCGACAGCCGTGCGTGTCGTTTTCAGCGTCGTTTAGCTGTGATTCCTGAGAACGAGCCTAACGGGTTTGTGTATCAATTGGCACTTCCTGCTACTAGTATTTTTGGTGACGGAGAAAATGGTAAGCTACCTTTGCAAGCCTATGCCAAACACCTTGCAGCGCATCGTGCACCCATCACTGGGGTGGTTACTGAAATGCGATTTGATACCAATAGTTCTACACCAAAACTTACTTTCAAGCCTCTGCGTCCAATTACAGAGGAAGAGTTTGAGATGGTGCAGCAAGCTAAGGATAGCCCCGAAGCGCTATTGGCAGTCACACTTACCGTATCTCAATCAGATACAGTAAAGGCTTTACCTACCCCTTCGCCAGAGCCTACTGTAACCTCGAAAAAAGCCGAGCCAGAGACTAAACTAGCAGACCTACTTGACGAATTTGACGACTAAGTAGGCAACAGGCTACGGGCGACTAGATTGACGGATCGAAAGGGTTTCGCGCCGCAGGGAACCCCCGTCGCCCTACTTTTTCTGCGGAGGAAGCGGCTATGGATACATTACAATTTTTACAGACAGTGCTACCCGCACAGGGGATTTATGTTGCATACACATCAAAAGGATTGAAAA